CTGTAGCTTTTTCTCATAAGTAGCTTTCTGTTTTTCGTACTTAGCCTGAGCCGCTTCATCAGCGGAGTCATCAGGAGGAGTCGGATACTTAATTCCGGAAGCGTAGGCTAATGACTTGCGGAAGATTTGCTCCTCCTGGAAGATCATCAGTTCAAAGCACTTACAGATACCGTAGGTATAAAGTTGCAAGCACTTTTTCTTAGCAGTTGCACTTACCCGTCCATAGGCTGATTTAATCTCCGTAGCAGTTACATTTGTAATGCTAAGGTCGTCGATACCACCTAGGGCAAGCCGGATCTCACTACGAAGCTGTTCGGCATACCGTGCCTGATCAGTACTTACAGCATTCGGTGTAATAAAACCGACACGATCTGTTGGCTCCAGGTTGGCGATAACCCTAGGCACCCGCATGCCTTGACCGGGTTTACCGTTATATCCAGAGACCTGGCGAGTGATCGGGTCTTGCTTGTAGGTAGAACTGAAAAGATTTAAATCAGAGCCGAAACCTGACTGGCTTGAGATACTCGGACGCTGCGCAGTATCTTGGTCACCGCTCTCAATAATGTCCTGCTTGGGACGAGAGGAAAGGAGCGTCGGGTTGCCGAAGAATGAGAGGTTTGCACGGATGTTCTTAACCATCTCGTCATGAACGACGATCTGCTCAGCAATACCGTCGAATTCACCTGAACCGTCAGTACCGAAAGCGTCAGGATTGTTGAAGACTTCCACGCACGGAATGAACTCCATGCTGTTCGCCACGACCTGCTTGTCGTACATGGCGAAATCAGTATCGGGCATGTCGAAACTGATTTCCTGCTCGCTGTGATATTCCTCGATCTCAGTAGCAGTAATACGGAGTCGCATGTAGCGCTTATCCGTATTCAGGCCCACGCCACGGAAACCCTTGGAGGATTTCACCTTGTAGGCGTAGATGATGATTACTTCTTCAAGATCACCTTCCGGCGAGTAGTAGGTGCGATATGAGTTTTTATCAAACCAGTAGAGCCGGTAGGTCTTCTTGGTGGGGCGAATATAGAAGAGGCCTTTACCGTATGCCAGGAAGCGATCCCAGATCGCGTCTAAACGTGCGTCCAGCTTGTTGAACTTGATGACCTGCTGGAGGAAGTCAAACCGCTGCGTACCGAAGTTATCTTGCGCCGGATAGAACTCGACACCCTGCCGAATCCCAAACATCTTCATTTGGGAAAGGTGCGAACTGACCAACATGGTGTCCGCTGAACCTTGCCCGTCGTGGTTCACGACGGATTTGAGGATAGCGTCAAGGATAGATTTACTATCGCTCATGGGTGCTTAACGGTTCGGATTATTCTTCAATATCGTAGCCAGCAGCAATTCGTTTGAGAGTAATGACATCATCCTCAACTTCGAGTTCAAACCGCTCGTTGGGCTGAAGCGCCATGTCATGGCAGAGCTCGTCGGGAAGAGGAATGACTGCAGAACCATATGCGTCCTGCTCAATCTCTACGTTGAAATAGCCGGTGGACATTGGAAACGATTCTTTAAGTTTAAGTCCAAAATACTTTATCTTCTGTCAGCTTAGAACTGAAGCTCCAACTTGCCTCTGGTCATTAGGCCGTTGCAGAGCCAGACCAAAGCATCCACACAGTCATCGTGTGAGCTGACACCGAAGTTGACGATCTCATCCGTCAATGGACCGAAGCGACGGTACTTATTGAAGATGATCTTCCGCTGCTCGAACATCCCCATGATGCCCCGGAAACGTGCGACTTTGTCTCCACGGAAGCCTTTGACCGCGTGCCAGTTCATGTTGTACAGGCCGTGGTCTCCAAGACAGATGCGTTTGAAGTCAGCCTCCAAGGAAGCCTGGTAAGCGACCGCTTCTGACCAGATATCGATGTTGCTACCGGTGGGGAAGTACTGAGTTCCGTCCTTGTGGACGATACCCCACTCCTCCATCATTTCCATCAGTGCCTCGAGCTTGTCGAGGTTGCCCATGATCCTGATGCGCTTGCAATCGATGATATGAATCTTGTCTCCAACGCGTCCACCCATCACAAACACGGTGAAGTCGTTCTGCTCCCGGACACCTGCAGAAAGGTCAACGCCAACGCCCAAAGCATCGAATTGCGTGGAGATGGTCCCTTTGACGATCAAGTCCGGCGAGAGGGACAACTCACTGGTTTGAACGATCTGGTTCTGGTACTGGAAGCTGAACGCAACTGGTGCCTGCCGTCGGCGATCCTGCAGGTACTCCAGAGACCACATCTCGGGCCAGTAGGAGATCTCATCTCCATGCTCATCGACGGTGATCGCTGACTGCACGATCTGTACCCAGTCGTTGGAGGGCGTGAAGGTGCTGTTGTGAATATCGTCGTGGCGGAAGCGGGTACCGAGACAGATAGCCCGTCCACCCTCAAACATGGTGGGAACGATAACCGAGTTCCAGTTATCCTCCATGGCCGCCCGGATGTCCCGGTTCTTAATATCGTCCGCGCTCTTGATCGCGTCATCGATGATACAGAGGTGCGAACGTTTCGAGGTCACAGCACCTTTCAGACCTGCACAGCAGACGGTGAATTCTTCTTCACCCGTCGACTTGATGCCAGCGAACTTCCAATCAATGCTCCAGTATTCGTTGGAGTTGATTCCTTTGGCAATCTTTACGGTTGGGAAGATTTCTTTATATGTTTTACTTTCTTCGATGATTCGTTTGATCGCTGCACTCTTAGGACGTGCAACGTCAACCGTGTAAGAAATATAAAGAATTTTTAGCGGTTTCTTGTGGAGGGCGTGTACTCCAACAGCCCACGCAGTGTAAAGACCAAGAATCGTGGACTTTGCTGAACCACGTGGAGCGAGGATATCAATGTTGGGTCCGCCGATCCCAATTAAACATTCGGTGTCCTGGCCAGTGCACAGATACTCGTGCCACTCCTTGTGGTGACGTGCAGGTGGTTTATCACCAACGACATCACAGAAGTAAGCGAAGTCAGTACGAGCGCGTTCAACGTCAACTGAGGTCGTCTTTTTAACGACGCGTTGTTGTGCAGCTGCTCGTGCAGTTCTGCGATAAACGCTATAAATACTGGTGCCTGCCATGCCTGAAGCATAGCGCAGTAATTTTTACGACTCTTCTTGCAAGATCTTGGTCCAGACACCCATCGAAGCTTCCTGGAGTGGACCCTCGATTGGATCGTCACGGAAGATCGTCAGCATCTCTCTAAGAGCACGATCGGCTCCCGCCAGGATGAGTCCCTGTTTATCCATGAGCACCTTTTCATCGTTGAGCTGTTTGATGGCCCCACGAAGCTCTTTTTGAAGCATGGCAATACGGGACGTACCCATATCTTGTTTCACCATGCCCATATCAATGGCATCTCTGAGTTTAGAGATATCCTGCGACATGTTGTCGATCTCCATCTCAAGAAGGCCACTGAAATCCCTTTTCTTAAATTCCTTCTTCGACCATTCATCGCATTCCACGATGCTACCTGCATACCCGAGGAAACGGGCATACAAGTACATCTGAATGGGAGAACCAGATCGTTTACAGAATGTAAGAAAGGATTCGCGGTCTTTGTCGGTTAAAGACTGAATCCAATCGATCATGTCCGGTACTGCTGTTGAGCTTGCTCGTAATCCCTTTGCTCTTTATAGCGCCGGAACATCTCCTGCTGCAAGTCAGTCAGTCGAGTTTCGGAACCAGTTTCACGAATACCAGCACGCTGCTCTTCACCACGAACTCGTTCGGTGGCGCGAGTTTCTGTACCAGTCAAACCAATCTGGCGCTCTTGACCAGCAAGAAGCTGTGCCTGAGTTTGACGTTCTTCAGTGCCAGCGGTTTGCAGACCAGCCCGGTATTCAACGCCAGTGGCGGCGATACCCAGACGCTCTTCTTCACCAGCAACCCGACGAGATGCACGCTCTTCTTCAGCGGTCTTACCGATAGTCAGACGCTGTTCAGCACCAGCAGCCTGAGTGCGACGAACATCCTGACCAGCGAAGAACTCAGCGTTCGTACGGTCCAACTGTGCGCCCAGCTCCATGTTGAGACGCATTTGCTTGCCGCTGGTTTCATTCAGGGCAGCCTGGGTTTGAACCGACTGTGTAGGGACAGGAGTCGGCGGCGGTGGCGGCGGCGGGGGAGGGGAATATACGACTGTCGGAGATGGAGAAGGTTTGCTGCCGCCCATGGTGTGTTACTCGCTTTTAGTAGTTTATCGTGGCTTGATCAGCCTGCAGAAATATATTTGCCAGCGAAGGTGCCAGCAAACTGCTTGGCTGCTTGTTGTTGAGCAGCGACGGCACGCATCAGGTCGGCTTCACCCATTTGAGCAGACAGTTGCTGCTGTTGCTTGGAAGCCATGATGTCCTGAATCTTGCTAGGCATCTGCTCCTTCGTGCGAAGGTAGCGCTCACTAGCTGCAAGGGCGCGTCCGGTTTGTTCACGACCTGCTGCACTTAAATAGGGATAAGCAGCTGCAAGTTGCTGAGTTGTTTGACGGGTAGCTTCATCCGCAGCTAGGCGCTGACGCATGACATCAAACGGAAGACTCTCACGCTCTAGTTGCTGCTGAACTTGGCCAAGTTCATAGACCTTCTGGGGATCAAGACCACCGGCCTTGATAAGATCGGCCATCATCTGGTTGCCTTTCTCGGCTTCGGTCTTAGCCTCAGCTCTGGCTTCTTCCCTCTGCTGTTTGGTGATATCTAAGAGACCCTGTTGAGCGGTGGCCAAAGTAGTGGCGCTCGCCAGGGGATCGAATTTCTGTGCCCCCATTCCGAAGAACTTCGCAAACGGGTTCTGTGCTTCAGCTTGTTGAAACAATCCAGCGGGCGGTGTTTTGCCCGCCCGGATGTAAGCGAGAGCTAGCTCTGACTGTGCTTGTTTGAATTGTTCTTCATTCATATCACTGGTACTGATACTGGGAAGTCAGTGCACCGCCAGCCTGAGCGGCGGCTTGAGCACCCATCCCAAGTCCTGCTTGTTGAGCAGCTTGAAGCATTGCAGCACGAGTTGCAATGTTCTGACGGATGCCAGCAGCAGCCATTTGGCGCTCGAATTCAGACTTGGAACGGGCTTCGGAAGCTTTATAAACTTCTGGAAGAAGCATGCGCATCGCATCACGCTGGGCTTCTGCAGACTTGAGAAGCTCGAGTTGACGGCCCATGCCCTCGGGACCCAACACCGAAAGCGGATCACCAGTCGGAGGAGTAGGACCGTAGCCGCCCATGCCGGGAGGAACTGCACCGCCACCGTAAACGGGTTCGCCAGTTGCAGTACGACCGATGATACCTGCGCCAGATTGTGCGCCACCACGCACCAGGCCTGACAAGCCTGAAGCAACGTTACCTGCAAGTGCCGGAGCACCTAAACCAAGAGTTCCAGCGCCTGCTACGAGGCCTCCTAACAATTTCGGATCGACTGCTGCCTTGCCTAGGCCTGTCAACGCTTTTGCACCTTCCGCAGCTAAACCACTTTTGAAGGTTCCAGGAGCACCAGCGGCGATTCCTGCGAGCTTTGTGGCTTGGCCCGTAAGACCTGTCGCTAGTCTGCCGCCCAGGGCACTCCCTGAAAGATAACCACCAAGAGCGGTGCCTGCCATCCGCAAACCAGCGGGAGTAACAGCTCCCAAACCAGCGCCGAGAGCAGTTGCGCCTAAATCACCACCAGAGCGGCGGTAGGCTTCAAAACCGCCTAAGCCAGCACCGATTAATGGGAGTAAAGCCATGATTTAAATACTTTCTTATGAGAATTATTTTAGGTTGAATAAATCAACCCTATTAATCGAAGAAGCCACCAACACCGCCACCAAGGCCGCCGCCAATGGAAGCACCGACCATGGGACCAACTCCAGGGATCAAAGCCGACGCGCCTAGGCCAAGGACGGTTCCGGCAAGTCGACCGATCTGGCTTCCACGATTACTTCCTGCTTGCTGTACTCCAGGAATAAAGATCGGTGCATGCTGTGAAGGCATGACGACACCAAGATTATCCAAGACGCGACCACTGCCGCCACCGATCGCATCACCGAAACGCACACCTGAACCAGCACTTTCAGCTTTCTCGCGGTACTTGCCGCCGCCTTCACCAAAAGCGCTTGCAGCAAAAGCCTTCAAGTAATCTGCAGCCTTGGGTTTACCACTTGAATCACTTGAATCACCTTTATCGAAAGTAAATCCCCTCCAAGCTTCCTGACCAGGCTGCTTGCCCCAGTCGATATTTCCTAAGCCTGACTGCGTAAACGGGCTATCTTTTCCCAGTTTCGACCAGCTAGCACTTCCGTAAGAAAAAGGATTATCGGTTGTCATGCTCAATACTCCTGGGATTTAAAAAGTTGATTTGCGATTGACATGGGATCAACCATGTTGGGCGTCATGCCATAAGCAGCGCGATCAGCAGAGGCCATCTGACGAGCTTGAATAACAGCCATCTGATGCTCAAACTTCTGCTGTTCTAGTGCAGAAGCAGCTTCATACTGCTGTTGGATCGGTAAAGAATACGCTGAAGCAGTAGATTTCACCTGTGGTTGGAATAAAGCATCAGCGGCGCTGCCCAACAAAGCGGCTCCACCCATAACAGTGCCTGTGGTAACGGCCTCTTCTAAGATGCG